GCCAGTGCCAATGGTTCGACGAGTTCAGTCTCAGTCCAGGTTTACGCTTGGATGGAAGATGTGGTGTTGGCCGGACCTACTCTCTCTCCGGCTTTGCAGGCTGATGAGTATGGTGTTGGTCCAGTATCGTTGCCCGCTTCTGCTATTGCTTCGGCATCGCGCAAGTTGGGTGACGTGCCCATTATTGGTAAGTTTGCCAAAGCCACTTCCATTGGAGCGTCTGCAGTGAGTAAGATTGCCTCTCTTTTTGGATACACTGATGTACCTGTTATATCAGATTCTATGCCTGTCAGAAGTTCGCCCTTCCCACAATTGGCGACAGCACAGATAGGATATCCTTTTGAGAAGCTTGCTCTTGACCCCAAGAATGAGTTGTCCATTGATCCAGCCATTGCTGGTCTTGATGGCACTGACGAGCTCGCTGTAGCGAATTTTGCGCAACGAGAGTCGTACTTGACAGGTGCGACTTGGACTAGCGCTCTCGCAGTTGATGCTCCTCTCTTTACTAGTCGTGTTACGCCACAACTAGGTGCCATTGCAGGTACGGTCTACGACTTCACACCCATGGGGTTGCTGTCGTCATTGTTTCGAAACTGGCGCGGAGATATCATTTTCCGCTTTCGCTTTATCGCCACACCGTTCCACAAGGGGCGTGTGCGCATCAGTTACGATCCATTTTCCACACTTGTTCAAACAACTGGAGACACCGGGCCATACGTCTTCAACAAGATCATCGATTTGGGAGCCGAGACCGATGTGGAGTTTCGCATTCCGTACCAACAGGCTTTGCCTTGGTGCTATGCTAACCCACTGATTGCGAACACAACGTGGTCGACAAGTGCGTCACCCACGGTCACTTTGCCAGACACATTTCACAATGGCATGATTTCAATCAAAGTGCTTACGGCACTTACCGGTCCAACATCGACTTCCAGTGTGGGTGTTCAAGTTTTCGTGCGTGGTGCAGAGAACTTGGAATTTGCTAATCCTTCAGTGGGCAATTATGATTTGACTCCTTACGCATTGCAGTCCGAAGAATATTCGGAAACGCGTGATGTTGAGTCGATGACTATGGGAGTCGCTGGTGGTGCTGAATCGCACCGGGAGTTGGTTAACTTCGGTGAATCAGTGAGATCGTTGCGTTCGCTTTTGCGACGCAAAAATCTTTTGGACACAGTATATGTCCCACCACCTGCGGCCAACACAGTTGGAACCTTTAGGATCAATCAAACCCGATTTCCATTGTACTATGGGTATGATCTTACTGGTTGGAATTCAGCAAAGGGTACCGTCGTGCCTGCTTCGAATTTCCCATTCAACTTTGCTCTGACTTCACCTTGGCATCTGTTGTCCAATTGCTTTTTAGCACAGAGAGGGTCCATGCATTGGACTTTCAACCCACATAAGGGTGATGGGGCTGTAACGTCGCGGATTTCTCGGTACAATTACCAGTTTCCCGGCTACTCATCAGGCTATCAGGCAGGACCAAACACCAATTCCAACATCATCGAGGCCGGGTATTGGCGCAACAGCACTTCCACAGGAGCGGGTTCGTCTTTGACGCACACCCACACTTCTAATGGACACAGTGTGGCATTGCCATCCTACAGCCCTTTCAAGTTCCAAACGACGGATCCGCGAGAAAACACGTCTCCGTCGACTTCTGGAAATCGATATGATGGTGGAGTTTACGATACCATCGCGGTGGAATTTCCGTATGACTCGGTCAACAACCCCATTGGAGGATTTGCTGTGGAGCGTTATTTCAGCATTGGAACTGATTACTCGCTTCACTTCTTCCTGTGTTGTCCTTCACTGAATTATCTACCAGCGGCGACGATTGTCCCAGTGTAGTGAGAAGAACATCACACAAACAACAAGTACTGTCACAGCAGACCCTGTGCCTAGTTCAGAATGAGAGTCTTATTCGGAGATCGAGTCTTTTTTGATTCTTTCCGGGTAGAAGGTGCTTGCACCATGTATATTGACTGAGGGATTCAGTCACGCAATCAGAAGCGTAAATTCTGACGCAGAGAACACCTGCCTAAACAAACACAATACCATTCCTACGTGCAGGATGGGGCGGACCGAAAACTCGCCGGCCTTCTGGTCGTTTTTCATTATCTAATGCTATAAAACGGCCTTCGGGCCTCCCTTTAGCATTTGACGATTTTAAATTACCAGTCGTGCCTTCTTAGAAGCATA